ACACCCTGAAAGATTGGACATAATTGGTCCAATGGAAGAAAGCATGAAAGAAGTAGCTGCGGTTGTTGAATATTTAACGCATTGTGAAAAGGTTTATCAGGCTACGGAAAGACGAAGCCACAGGTTAGAATTAGAAAACTTACAGCTTAAACAAGAAAACAGAAGTTTAAGCGAACATTTAAAAACCTTAATTAGTGGTGAGATATGATAAAAGTAGGAAGTGATTTTAGTGGAGTAGGTGCATTTAACCAAGCTTTAAATAGATTACGAATAGAATATAAAGAATTATTTGCTTGTGATATGGATAAATTCGCACGTGAAACATTTATTCATAACTATGGCGAACCCGAATATTATCCAACAAATGTATATGATCGAGAAATACCGAAAGAAAGTTTAGATATTTATATGACTTCGCCACCTTGTCAAGCGTTTTCATTAGCAGGGAAGAGATTAGGTAAGGATGATAAAAGAGGTATATTATTTTTTAATTCATATGAATTTATTCAAGTAAATAAACCACGTTATTTTATATTTGAGAATGTAAAAGGATTGCTTTCAGACGATAGTGGCAAAACATTTCAAGAATGGGTAAATATGTTAGGAGGAAAATCTGTTAATGGAGTTCCTGTTTTATTTCCTTACGATGAATCAGTGCCTTATCATTTGTATTGGAAAGTATTAAACGCAAAACATCATGGAGTGCCACAAAATAGAGAAAGAGTATTTTTAATTGGTATTCGTGACGATATAGATAATAGTTTTCAATTTCCGAAAGAAGAACATTTAAGTAAAAGATTGAAGAATGTACTTGAGGATGATGTGGATGATAAGTATTTTATAAGTAATGAAAAAATTAAATATTTATTACGAACCGAAGGTACTACATTTAATGTCAATGCTAATATATTAGAAAATGATTTGCCAAATGAATCACGCACAATTCAAGCAAGTTATTATAAAGCTTCAAGAGATGCACAATATTTAAAAATTAAATCAGCTACTTCGATAGGTTATGAAAAAGCGGTCGAAGGAGATAGTATTAATTTTTCAGTTCCTAATTCAGAAACACGAAGAGCAAGAGTTGGTAAGCAAGTTGCTCAAACATTAGATACTTCATGCAATCAAGCCACAATAGATGGATATAAAATAAGAAGACTAACGCCCCGTGAATGTTTTAGATTAATGGATTTTCCTAATACTTTTACTTGGAATGTTTCCGATAGTCAAGCATACAAACAAGCGGGTAATTCAATAGTAGTAAATGTACTTTATAAGATAATTAAAAACTTAAATTTATGAAAACACGAAAATGCAAGTATTGTAAACAACCCTTTGAGCCTTCCGTGTTTTTACAAAAAAATTGCTTCGACCCTAATTGCGTAACTGAATGGATAAACGATGTAAAACAAAAGAAATGGCAAAAGAAAAAAGCGAAGTTAAAATTAGACCTAATGACAATTCAGGACTACATAAAATTAGCTCAGCAAGTATTTAACAAGTGGATAAACCTACGAGATAAAGGATTACCTTGTATAAGCTGCGGTAAGCCAATTAACGGACGTGTAAACGCTTCGCATTACTTCAATGCTAACAACCATTGGAATGTTCGTTTTAATGAATTTAACGTACATTCATCTTGCATTACGTGCAACCAATATTTGAGTGGTAATTTAATCGAGTACAGAAGTAGATTAATTAACAAAATAGGAATTGAACAATTAACACTTTTGGAGCTGGAGGCTAATAAAACACGGAAGTTTACAATAGAAGAATTAAAGCAAATAATTAACACCTATAAATTAAAGATTAAACAACATGAATTATAAATACATTTCAAAGATTTATGTAAAGCACCCTAAAATGGAGTACACATATTTTATCATAAAAGCACCTAAGACTAAAAAATATCTTAAGTGTTTTCGTAAAGAAAAAGATGCTATTGAATATTTACACCAATACGCAAAGGAAAATAATATTAACGAATTTAATTTATTAAAATGATTACAGGATTTGAAACATATACCCATGAGTTAACTAATGAAGAACTTGAAATTTTACCTTTGGTAATGCACGGATTTAGACACTACAAAAAGACGAACCCAATAAAGGCAGAGTTGATTGTATCTCGAATGAATATATTTCTACATGAACACGGATATAAAATTAAAATGAGCCAACCTCGTTTACGCAAAATGGTTAACTACATTCGCACAAATGGACTCATGCCGTTAATAGCGACCTCACAAGGATATTTTACAACTGATTGCAAGGTAACTATCCAAGAACAAATAACAAGCCTTCAAGAAAGAGCTAATAGTATTGAACGCTGCGCACAAGGTTTGCAAAAATTTCTGTAATTTTTTTTTGAAGTATTGTTATATTAAAAATTATTATTAAATTTGTAGAAAATTAAACAAAGTAATTATGAAACATTTATTTAAAAGTCTGGCAGCGTTCCAGCAAGAAGTGAAGGTAATTCACAAAGCAACTCAAGGTTATGGATATTCTTATTCGGATTTACCAAAGATATTTAGCGAGATTAATCCATTGTTACAAAAACACGGATTAGGCTTTACGCAACTAATCAATTCAAAAGACGGATTGAACTATCTTAAAACTGTTTTATTTCATATTGAAAGCGGAGAAATGATAGACTCTGAAACATTGATACCTTACGTACAATTAAAAGGCATGAATGACTATCAGTCTTTTGGTAGTGGTGTTACGTATTTTCGTAGATACTGTTTGAGCTCAATTCTTGGATTAGTAACTGACAAAGACACGGACGCCTCAGGTGAACAGATTAAACCAAAGAAACCAAAGATTGAAAACGATAGGCTTATGAAAGCTATTGCAGCGGTTAAAGCTGGTAATTATGAATTGGCTGATATACCGTTGAACTTTGATTTAACTGATGAGCAAATAGAAATACTTGGAAAGGTATGAAAGTAAGATGTTCACAAATAGGAAAGATTATGACGAACCCCCGTACCAAGGGGGAGAGTCTTTCTCAAACTGCTAAAAGTTATTTACTTGAGTTAGCTATTGAAGAAAAATACGGTATTCAAAAGGAGTTTTGGAGTCGATATACAGACAAAGGGAACCAAGTAGAAGACGAATCAATTAAATTAGTTGAAAAGGTTTTAGACTTGGGCTTTATGTACAAGAATGATGAGTTACTCGAAAATGACTGGGTGACAGGAACTCCCGACATAAACACGGACGTTCTAATCGACGTAAAAAGTTCTTGGGATGCGTTTACGTTTTTTGAGAAAGTAGTAGAAGACGAACTAAAAAACAAAGATTACTACTACCAGCTTCAAGGATATATGTGGTTAACTAACAAACAAGAGGCTTATTTATGCTATTGTTTAGTAGATACACCTTTACAAATAGTAGAAGACGAAATAAGAAGGGAACATTGGAAGAATAATCTAATAGACGAAAACGACGATTTAAGAGCATTTGTAGAGGCTAAACATAGTTACAGTCATATCGATATACAAAAGCGTGTTAAAACGCACGTAATTAAGCGAGATGAGAAAGTAATCGAAGCTATTAAAACACGAATTGAAGAATGTAGAGAATATTATAACCAAATAATAGAATTAGTATGAACCCAGAGATCAACCAAGAAATTCAAGACTTAAAAAAAGAACTAAAAGAATTAAAGCAATTAATAAAAGCTTTAACAATAGCAACAGATGAAGGAGTAATATTAAATGCAGATTCTTTAATAATTAAAATGTTAAAAAATAAAATAAAATAAAAATGGAAAGTAAAAACTACGGTAGCCTATCCGCTAACAAATTTAAAAAACAAGACTCACACCCTGACTTTAAAGGTAACATAACAATTAATGGCGTAAAGTTGGAATTAGCTGGTTGGAAGAAACAAGGCGATAACGGAGCTTATATAAGTTTACAAGCGCAATTACCAAGAGATAATCAAAACACTGTTAAACAGCCTCAAACGCAGCCTAAAAACGATTTTTCAGACTTTTTAAATGATTTCTAAATGAAAGCAAGTAAGATAATAGCGAATAGTGATGAGATAATTAGGAAAATGATTCGTGATTATCTAACGAAACACGGAATAACATTAAATGCTTTTTGTTTAGATGCTAAGTTACACCAAAGTAATATCCATACTTTTTTAAATGGTAAATCATTAACAAGTAAAACAATTCAGAGAGTAGCAAAGTATCTTAACGAAAAAGGAATGTAATATGAAATTTATAAAAAACACAAAATATTATACCGGAGTAGTATATGAATGGAATTTACCAACTGGTCATAGTTGCCCATTTGCTTTAGAATGTTTAGTAAAAGTAAATAGAGAAACGGGTAAATTTGAAAATAAAAGTAATGCGTATAAATGTTATGCAGCAAGTCCTGAAAGATTTCCTGGAGTTAGAAACCACCGTTGGAATAATTACGAATATGTAAAACAAGGTAATAAACCAATTTTACCAAGTGATTGTAAAGCAGTTAGGATTCACGCAAGCGGTGATTTTTTTAACCAACAGTATTTTGATATGTGGATTGAAGTTGCAAAAGAAAACCCAACCGTTGAATTTTGGGCGTATACTAAAAGTTTAATTTACTGGATAAATAGGTTAAACGAAATACCAAATAATTTAACATTAACAGCAAGTCAAGGCGGTAGAAACGATGATTTAATAGAAAAATACGGATTAAAAAATGTTATTGTATATCCAAGATTTGATTTAGTACCAAATGACAGGCCAGTTGATAATAACGACGATTATGCAAGGCAGCCTAAAATTAATTTTGCGCTATTAGATAATTTAAAAGTTTCTAAAAAGTCTAAATTACCAACTGAAAAGGAGATTACATTATTTGATTAAAATATTTTTTCTAAAATTGTTTGTAATTAAAATAATTATATTAATTTTGAAGAAATAATTAAACAAAGCGTATATGAAAACTATTGATTTTAACAGGAATTGGAAGTTAATTAACTTAGACACAAACAAAGATAAAGGTTATTTTGACCTTGACTGCGGTAAGTTTGGAGTAATGTTTTTTGAATTCGACATTGATTTTAATGTAGATTCAGATTTTGAATTTGAAAGTGTTGACGTTAAGTTAAGCAAGTACGATTGGGATTGTGATGGATTGAAAAGTGGAATGTTAAACAATAGAAACACGAAATTAATTTGTGAAAAGTTAGAAGAAAGAATCTCAAGCAATCCTGAAGCATGGGGATTTGATAGTGAACAGTTAAGATACGAAGCACAATTAGATTTTGAAACAGAAAGAGAAATTGCGTATTTTAATGAAAGGTGTTAACTTTGCTGAATGACAAGGATTTTAGAAATTTTAGTATTACCGTTATTTGCAACCCTGTTCTTTGTGGATAGGGTTGTATTGCTTTTTATGTGGAATGAAAGCGGACATAGGTTTGGTAAATGGTTGTATAATGAAACGTTGATGTTGAATAGTGTTATTCGTGTTTTTATATTTATGACTGTATTTAGTTTTGTCTTTTTATTTGCGATAAGTGAATGAAAAATTCTTATACCATTTATATGAGCACCACAATGAGTGGGTTAAGATTGTACGCAACTTTGGGGAGCAGTTTTACGCAGAAGACATAGTTCAGGAAATGTATCTGAAATTAGCAAAACACGAAAACAACGAAAGGTTTTACCGCAATGGAACTATCTATAAAGGCTTTGTTTGGATTGTACTTAGGAATATGTTTTACGATTACGAGAAAGCAAAGAATAAGCTGGAGAAAGTAAGTTTAACAGAGGCAATTCAAATAAAAGACGATGGAGAGCCATACGAAAAGACGAATGCACAAACAATCATAGACATTAAAATATCTGAAACAATAAACAACTGGCATTGGTACGATCAAATGTTATTTAAACTTTACAGAGATACAGGATATAGCACAAGGCAAATAGAGAAAGAAACAGGAATTAGTTTTAAATCTGTTTGGGCAACTTTAAAAGAATGTAAAGAATCTTTGAAGAAAGAAGTAGGTGAAGAATACCAAGATTACTTAAACCAAGATTACGAATTAATAAAATGAAATTAGAACAAAAGACGTTAGATAAAATGATTGATGCTTCAGGTTTAAGTGTTGAACAAATGATTTTATTAGATTGTAAGTTTTGGATTTCTAAAAACTATACAGAGTTTCCAAGTAAACATCATTTTTTTGACATTATTCAAAGTCCTGTATTGGATGAGGACACAATAATGTTTGGTAGTGAAAATAGTTTTTTAAATAAATTTTTATAGATATGGCAAAAAGAAAAAGACGAACTAAAGCTGAAATATTAGCAGCTGAAAGTCAAGGATTAGGAGATACAGTAGAAAAAGTATTAGAAGTTACAGGAATAGCAAAAGTTGCTAAATGGTTACTTGGGGAAGATTGCGGATGCGATGCACGTAAAGCAAAGTTAAACGAGTTATTTCCTTACAGGCAGCCTAAATGTTTAGAGCAACCAGAGTACGATTGGTTAAAGGAATGGTTTGACAAAAACACGAATGTAGTAAAGCCAAGCGAACAAAAGACAATAATGAATATTCATAGCAGAGTATTTGGAGTAAGAAACGAACCAACAAGTTGTGCTCCTTGCCTTTTACACAGAATAGAACAATTAAAAACTGTATTTAATACTTACGAAGATGCCAATACCGAAGCCGAATAAAAGCGAATCTAAAAAGGATTTTGTACAGCGATGTATGGAGGATAATGTAATGGTAAGTGAATACCAAAACACGGACCAAAGATTAGCAGTATGTTCAACAACCTATGAAGAAAACCTATCAAACAAAACAGTTGACAAAACAAATACTAAATAGCGACTACTACATATTATTCTACAATCCTCATAAACATAAAAGGCAGTTGAATACTATAAAGATATTAATGAAAGCAGCAGAAGCACAATATGCAGTATTTATGGATAATGAGATAGAGGTAATGGAAGTACACCCCGTATCAAAACACGAATTTAAAAATTACAACTATAACCCTAATTAATAACAATGGCAAAAGTAGGAAGACCAAGAAACTTAAATAGTCCTGAACAACTATACGAACTATTCATTAAATACAAAGACGACGTAAAGGCGAACCCAAGAATAAAACACGTATTTGGAGGTAAAGACTTTGAAGAAAGAGCAGAGCCCCTTGAAAGACCTTTGACAATGGAAGGATTTGAAATATTTTGTTGGGATGAAGTAGGAATGGTTGAGGATTATTTTATGAATAGAGATAAAAGATATTCAGAATTTACCGCCATCTGTTCACGCATACGCAAAGAAATACGTGAAGACCAAATAACTGGAGGTATGGTAGGACAGTATAATCCAAGTATTACACAGCGTTTAAACAACTTAAAAGAGCAAGTAGAGCAAGTGGTAACAGAAACCAAAATCATTAATTTAGGAAACGGAATTAATCCAAATGAATGAAGCTTTTAATAAAACAAGAACACGCTACATTTTATCTGAATGACAAAGTAAATACTGAATTGTTATATGGTGGAGCTGCTGGTGGTGGTAAAAGTGCATTTGGATGTTTATGGCTTATTTCAATGTGTCAAAAATACGCTGGTACGCGTTGGTTAATGGGTAGATCTAAACTTAAAAGTTTAAAAGAAACTACATTAAATTCTTTTTTTGAATTAGCTGGTAAATTAGAAATAAACGATCAGTTTGATTATAATGCTCAGTCAAATATTATTTATTGGAAAAACGGATCTGAAATATTATTAAAAGATTTATTTCTTTATCCAAGCGACCCAAATTTTGATAGTTTAGGTTCTTTGGAGTTGACGGGCGCTTTTATAGATGAGTGCAATCAAATAATATATAAAGCATGGCAAATAGTAAAATCTCGTATTAGATATAAATTAAATGATTATGGATTAATACCAAAATTATTGGGTACTTGTAACCCGGCTAAAAATTGGGTTTATAAAGAGTTTTATTCGCCAGATAAAAACGGAACATTAAAAGAATATAGAAAGTTTATTCAAGCTTTACCAAAGGACAATCCACATTTACCTGACAGTTATATTCAATCATTATTGCAATTAGATAAAAACTCACGTGAAAGGCTTTATTACGGAAATTGGGAATATGATGACGATCCAAGTGCTTTAATATCTCAAGATGCTATTATAAACTATTTTAATCCTGTTCATTTAACTAAAGGTTCTCAAAAATACATAACAATAGATGTAGCACGTCAAGGTAAGGATAAAACGGTGTTTCGTGTTTGGTATGGTTGGGTATGTGTAGAATCTTATCGAATAGAAAAAAGTGGATTAGATATAGTTGTTAAAAAAGCGTATGAATTTATACAAAAACATTCTATTCCTTTGACAAATGTAATTGCAGATGAAGACGGTGTAGGAGGTGGTGTAGTTGACTTTTTAAAATGCAGAGGTTTTGTAAATAACTCACAACCTTTAAAAGGTGAAAACTATTCTAATCTTAAAAGTCAATGTTCTATTTTAACCGCAAAAAAAATTAGCTTAAATGAAATGGGTGAATTGTGTAATGATAAAACTTTAATTGATATAGTTTCTGAAGAAATGGAGCAGATAAAAATGAAAGATATAGATAAAGACGGTAAACTATCAATAGTGCCAAAAGAATTAATAAAAGAAAATATAGGGCGTTCACCTGATGAATGGGATAGTATTATGATGAGATACTATTTTGAATTACAGCCAAAAGGAATATATCATATACGTTAAATTTACACCAATGACAGATGACCTCCCGATGATGGTACACACTGTTGAGCAATTCATTCAAGATAAGACTGGAAAGAAAGTTAAAATAATATTTAATGACCCTATGAAAATACGAATGCACACAAAAATGCTAACACAAGCATACGATATTGCATTTGCTTACTACAATTCTAAAAATAAAAGTTAAAGAAATATGAAAGCAGAACTTAAAGTTCCTACTAAACTAAGTGAGATTCCATTAACAGCCTATCAAGAGTTTATTAAACTAATTGATAAGTCCAACGATAATGAGTTAATTGCACAAAGAACTATTCAAATATTTTGTGGTTTAGAAATGAAAGATGTTTTGCAGATACGTTGGGATTCTATCTTAGAACTCACCAATCACTTTGCGGAATTATTTAAACAAAAACCTGCTTTTCAAAATAGGTTTAAATTAGGTGAACACGAATTTGGGTTTATTCCAAACTTAGAAGAAATGAGTTTTGGAGAATACATTGATTTGGAGTCTAATATCGGAAGCGTAGAAAACTTTCACAAAGCTATGGCTGTAATGTATAGACCGATTACTCAAAAACGAAAAGACACTTACCAAATATTACCATATACAGGTACTGACGAATTCGCAGAGGCTATGAGATACGCACCTCTTGATGTGGTTATGGGAGCTACGCTTTTTTTTTGGAGTTTAGGAAACGACTTAGTACAAGCTTCTCTTTCATATTTAGAGGAGGAGATGGAGAAGAATCAGAAGTTGAACACGACTATTCAGAAAGGACTCAGTTCTCTAAACAATGGGGATGGTACAATTCAATCTATGCAATCGCTAAAGGCGACCTTACAAAGTTTGATGAGGTTACCCGAATGGGAGTTAGGAAGTGCCTCACGTGGCTCACATACGAAAGACAAAAAAACGAAATTGAACACAGAGAATTTAACCGTAAATTAAATAAACATGGCTAACTATTTTACATTACTAAATACCTTGAGAACTCACTTTGAAAATGATGCGTTCATAAACACGGTAACAGAGGGAGATATATTCAAAGTTGATTTAGCTAAACAGACAATCTTTCCTTTAACTCACATTATAGTTAACTCAAGCTCTATTGA